AAGCGTCAGCAAATGGTGTTACTAAAGTTCCTGAACCTAAAATGATTCCTTCAACTGCGTATTTCGCAGAAGCCATAGCAGTTACTTTTACGATACTGCCTACAAGTCCACCTTTAGTCGTTCCATTCATAGTGATTACATCATTAGAAGCACCAGATATAAATGTTTTACCTGTAGCGTCAGTTACACCAGTGTAAAGACCACCAACAAACTTATCTGTTCCATCTGTTAATATATCCATATCTGTAGCTGCTGTTTCTACTACAAAGAAAAAACTAGCTCCTAAATTATTTGTTTGATTAGGATCGTCGTCTCGTCCAGGAGCGGTAGCTACAATACTGGGTAAAGTAAATTTACCGTCTGCGTCATTACAAGTAAGTATTTTACCTGCATGTGAAGCAACAGTTAATGAAGTGTCAGCTGTTAAACTAACTACTACAGCGTTACCTGCTGAAATAAATCCCGCCAATGATTTGACTGGACCTGAAAATGTCGATTTTGCCATATTAAGTCTCCTTAATGAATTCTATCGTCTCGGCTTGTCTGCTAGGTCAGTCGATAGAACAATTATAATTACCCTAGTTTTGTTTCATTCTATATCATAGAATCAAAAAAGAAAAGGGATCCGAAGACCCCTTTTCCTGTTGAACATAAAAAAGTTTACGCTCCTGGTGAACCAAAGATTCCTCTCCAGTCACTCCAGCCAAAGCTGTAACGTTCTCTAGCTTTATATCTAACATTTCCAGTTTCAAAGTCACCTTCCATATTAGTTGCTACAGGCGTTCTAACGAAATGCTTAAGACCATTAGGAACATCAGTTTTTAAGAAAAACGCATCAGTATCTGTTAGATAGTGATTAACTGCGTAACCCTCAGAAACCATGCCCATGTTTCTTATAGCATTTATATCGTTATCAGAAGTGTTTACTCTTCCAGGACTTTCCATGAGTCTGTCAGCAGTAAATTGCAAAGCAGGTGGAATTATTAATTTCTTTGCTTGTGCATTTACTTTAAGACCTCTTTCATCTTGAAAAGCAGCGATATCAATCAATGCTTGTTCTAATGAAGTCTCATTAAGGTCAGCCGCTGTAGACAACTCATTTTTCATGTCAATATTCGCCACAGTTGGGTGGTCAGTAGCGCAAAGCTCCTTTCCATCTCCTCCAACGTATGAAGAACTAAAAGCGTTGTTAAGAACATTTGCAGCCTTAACTTGCTTTGTTGATTGCATGGAACGTGCTAAAGCTCTTGTGTATCTTGAAGAAAGAGTATCGTAGAGATTATCTTCGATAGCTTCTTCAGTTAACGAGAAAGCCAAAGCTACAGTTTCATGTGAATAACGAGATGTCCAAGCTTCTTGCGCTGTGTCGTAAACGACGGCAGCACCCTCACCTTTGACAGACGCTTCGCCAAATCCACTAAGCATCACTTCTTCTTCAAAAGCTCTTTCAGAACTTTCTGTATCAAAAATGTCTTCATGCTCATTGTTATAGCGTTCGTACTCTAATCCAAAGAGTGCGTGTAGACCTGGAGTTAACTCTTTTACGAGTTGTGCTCTATTTATAGCCATTTCTTATTACTCCTTAAATTAAACCGCGAATGTATTCGTCGGGAATGTGAAGTAAGCTCTTGCATAAGCACCTATCGAATTTGATGGTGCCAAGTTAAAACCTACGCATAACGCCACCCCAGATGAAGTTGTTGCAGTAGCACCTTCTTTCGATCTACCGTTGGTTGTAGAACCAGCTGTAGTTGAAAGAGTGTACTTGTTGCCGATAAAACTTACAGCAGGAGTACCTGCAGTAAATTGAGCTTCGTAAACGATCCCTGGATCGCTATAAACCAAAGCTTCAGCATCTGCACTTCCTTGAGTAGCAGTGTCAGCAGTCCAAACTTTCGAAAAAGTTGGAGTACCGTCAGTAGCTGTGTAATACACGCCATAAAAAACACCTATGGGAGTACTGGTCGCCGTGCCTTGAATGACATAACCACTAGACAACGATACTACATCACCTGAAAAGATGGATGCATTAGTTGCACTTGCGATTCTCATACGAGCAGGACGAATAACACCACCATACATGTGATATGCTGGCGTAAACCCGTTTGGGGCATCTGTATTAGCCATAATATACCTCTATATTTATATTGTTGTTATTAACTATCGGATTTATTCCGACTACCAAATTGAACCTTAGATGATCTTTGAATATCACTATCCTTAATAGGCATCTTAGGATCGCTTTCTCGCATATAGTTATGGTCTACTCCCTCTAATTGTTCTCTTGTTTGTGTTTGAAAATAAGAGTTTCTTTCATCAGCGGTTTCAACTGGAACTTTAGCGAGGATCAAACCTCCTACCCCAATTACTCCAGCCCTGTTTCCATTTTCTATTGTAGGGGCTTCGAAATCAGGATATTCTTCCGCTCTCACGGGTTCATATCCTTCTCTAATACGTTTAGACATATTAGATTTATCATCGTGTCCTCTAACAGATTCACGGATCCACCTGTGTTGATATCCAGGAGGGGCTTTAGGTGCGTCTAACATAGACGGGGGTTGCCAAGGCTTTCTGCGAGTTTGAGAGTCTCGTGTCTCTGCAGACCTAGAGTTTCGGTCAGTGACTTGATTATTTTCTTCTGTCATATTTATACTCCTTGCTCAATATGTTTTGCATATTCTTCTAGTGGCACATTCAGTCTTTTAGCTATTGCTACTTGACTTGGTGTGAGTTTTATTTTGCGTACATTTTTTTTACCTGTAGCACCTCTGCTACTAGCAGCAACCTGTTGCACGGGGGCAGACTGCTCATTAGAAAACTTTTGAGGAAAGTATTCCTTAATTTTTTCATCTACTTGATTGTAGTAGTTTTCAGTATTAGGATCAACTCCCTCATCTATCAACTGTCTATGTATACCAAATGCTGCGTATGTCATAGCCTGATCATTTCCAAACCACTCATTCTTTTCAGCCCAAGCTTCTGCTTTAGGGTCTGGTTGAGGATTTGAATTTGTTTGTTGATTAAAATTCGGAACATTTTCGACAACTTCTTGTTCGTTAGAAACTTGTTTAGCTTGTTGCTGCGCAGAAAGTCTTCTAAGGTTTTCAGCTTCAGCTGCACTCCTTGAGATTTGTTCTGTTGCACTAGCAATTGCATCGGCGTCTCCTTGTTCTTGAGCTTCCTTTAAAACGGATTTTGCTCTTTCAAGATCCGATTGTACTCTATTGTCGTACTCTTTGAAAAGGGAAGAGTCTGAATTTTTTAATTTTTCTTTTAACTGAGAATTATCAGTGTAAATATTTTGTGCATAATTTACAGCTTCATCTCGTTGTCTTTCAGCCTCTCTCATTTTGTAAGTTAGTTTATCAATTCTTTTTTGAACGCTTTCACTAATCTTATCTAGTTCATCTTCAGAAGAAGTTTTAACTTCTTCTACCTGTGTTTCTTCTGTTGTATTTACTTCAGAAATTGAAGTATCTACATCAGCTTCTCGAATATCAACTTCCCCTTCAGGAAGTTCTAATTCTATTTTTTCTGCTTCTTCTTGCATGGTTTCTCCACGTTTATGATAATATATCCTCAGGATTGTCAATAACTGCTAAAATCTCGTCATCGTTTAAAAGACGCATATCGCCACCTTCTATTTTAAAACGAGCTCCTGCATATCGACCAAATATAACCCAATCTCCCTCTTTACACCAAGCACCGTCTGGAAACTTATTCATGTCTCCATAGGCATCAGGTCCAAGTTTAACAACATAACCTACAACAGTTGCTAACCTTTCCTTATCAACTGTTTGTTTAGCTAAATGTATGCCACTTTTTGTTACTGACGGCGTAGAAAAAGGAAGGATTAATATCCTATATCCTGTGGGGTGCGGTAATTTTTCCGTGTGCGAGTCTAATGTCTCAACAGTAAGCGTAGGCTCTTGTTCTTCTTGAACAGAGTCTTCGTCTTGACTGCCAAAATTGTCAACTCGATTTGGAACAGTTTCAGTCATCTATGTCCTCCATATTTGAGTTTAAGGTTTGAATTTCCTGCTCCGCTATATTCAAACCCGCTATTTCACCAACTATTCTCTGATATTGTTCAATATCTTGAACTCCACCAGTAGCCAGTGTTTGCGAAAGATCTTCTTTTCTCTTTCGTAGTTTTTGGAGCAAATGCTCCGCTACTTTGATATAATCCATTAATTATTTAATAGATCGATACCAAAGAAGTCCTTTTGTCTGTCCATAAGCAGCTTTTACTTTCGCCTTTTCAGGTTTATCTAAGCATTCACCTGCTTTAACAGATTGAGTTTTTGTATCATCCTTCATAGTAGGAAAACTAGGGGCTGCCTTAGTTTTCTTAGGTGAAGGAGACGGGTACTTATCGTTTCCATAATAGTCACGCATTAGTTTTCTCCATTTTGTTGTCTAGTTTCTTTTACTGTTTTAACCAGTTCGGTATAGTTCTTTTCAAGATCTCTTTGGTTTTTCATCTCTAGTTCTTGTAAATCAATCGCTGCTTTCGTATCTTCAACTTGAAGATCAGCCTGCATTTTTTCACGTTCTATTTGTGCATCAAGATCAGCTTTCATTAACTCAACTTCTTTATCTCGAGCATCTTTTTGTTCTTTTTGCATTAATTGATCTTTTTCTAACTGAAGTTGTTGTTCAAACATCTGTCTTTGTGGATCAGGGTTTTGCATCGCTTGTGCCATTGCTTGTGCTTGACCTGTAACTATTTGCGTAGCTTCTGCTGCTGCTACCGCTATTTCATTCATTATTTCAGGTGGTAATTCTTGGTCTAGTGGTGGTAATGGCTGTCCAAGTGCTTGTTCAATCTGAATTCTATACAACATAGCTTGGTGCTCTTGAATATTCGCACCTATTGCCTGCATTACAGGTGGGTTTTGTTGAACCATTGGATTTTGTAAAAATGCACTATGTGCTGCGATATATGCTTCATGATTTTGAAATTCAAACGCTTTTATCGGATTTCCAGTTAATGCAGCTTGTTCTTCACTAATTGGATCTCTTGGAGGAACTTCTTCTTCTCTTGGTAGTATTGCATCTATGTCTTTGATGTTTAAAGCAAGATACATTTTACGATAAGCTTCTTTTAAATCATGTAACTCAGGTGCTGCTTGTGCCATTTGTAATTGTGTTTGCGCAAGTACAATTCTTTGAGTCATACTAAATATATTAGGATCACTTACAGGAAGTACGTCTACAGAGTTATCAAAGTCTTCTTGGAAAATACTTTGAGAAGCACCTTGCACCTGATACGGATATTCAGGGGGAAGGAACTCACCAAACACCCTTTTTAGAATTTTAAAT